GTTTTTTACAGATTTAGATAGATTAGCAAAATCGCTACGTGCCTGACTACTATCAGCAGTTACTTTAATCTTAACACCTTGTGTCATATGGTGTATCTCCTTTAAATAAAATAGCCCCTAACGGTATTCTCGATATAGAGAAGCCATCAGGGGCAAGCTTACTTAGGGTTCTAGTAAGCCAACAGTGAGCAGCACTTGTTCAATAAAGAATTTTGGTGCTTGTTTACTGTGTCCTTTGTTTAACTCAGGTACGTATTCAACAGGGTTTTCTATAGTACCGCCTTTAGGGTCTTTACTAAGAAATGCCCTGTCTTTTTTATTTGTCCAACCTTTACGAGCGGTTCCTGTATCTACAGGAGTAACTCGCCTTAAAGCGTCAGTTGCTACATCTATTTTTTCGTGTAGACCTAGCGTTCCTTTTTCTAAAATTTCTTGTTCTATGTCTTTCATAGTTTCTTTAAAATTTACTACTTTTAGACTTATGTTTGCCAAGGTGGTTTCCAATCTTCTATATCCCCGCCTCTAGCGTCTAACATTTTCTTTAAAAAGTTACCTTTAGGTAAAGATTTAATTTCATTAGGAATGTTGTCTGCTAAAGCTTTTAAAGTTGGAAAAATTTTTTCTTGAGGCTCTTTTACCCCTTGAGCAGCTAAATTTAGATAAGCTCTCTGATCTTCTCTCCAACCGACTGGTCTTTGTTTAAAATAAGCTAACCATTTTATATATTCAGAATGGGGCATATCTTTTAACATTTTATGAACAGGAATACCTAAAAAGTAAGCCACTTCATAAAGGTTTAGTTCTTCTGTGGTAAGTTTCCCACCGCTGCGGCCTCTGCACTGTCACCTAGTCCTGAAATTGCAAGAACTTTTGTAGACAACGTAGTAAGCTCTCCTAGCGGAAGAGTATCAAATTCTTCGTTGGTCATTTCTTCAGCACCAACTACTGCCATTCGAAGGACGTCTTTCATTAAGTTAATTTGAGCAGATTCTGCCTTAGACTTTTCTGCTTTTTTAACTAGTTCTTGAATTTTAAGAACTGAACTAATACTTAATTGTCGGACATCAACTTCTTCTCCCATAAATGGGACTACTTCTGTAAGTTGTTTATTTACAAACTTTTTCATTTATTTTCCTAACTTATTTTTCTTTATCAGTAAACAAAGAAGAGTTTTCTTCTTGAAAATCATCCATCATTTTTCTAACAGTGTGTAATACTGATAAGGTTTCCATAATTTCTTTACCAGTATCAGAATCATTCTCGAAGTCTTGAAATCTTTCAAAACTTTTCCTAATACTAATATCTACACTACGCCTCATATGTCTAAACGTAGTTCTCATAACAAAGCTTTTACTAAAGGGTTTTTCCATTTATAATACTTTCCTAAGAGACCCTATCATTAGCGATCTCTATTTTAATCGAGGGTTCCTCCTAAGAAGAACCCCCTTATTTACTTTTATTTGGTAGAAGGACCAATAAAGTCTGTTTGAGCTGACAAAGTAATAGTTGCTGTAGTAGCATCTGTCAAGCTTGAATTTACTAGGATAGCTTCAATCTTACCTTTAAAGAAGAAAGAAGTGTTTGCAGTTGTAAACGCTGATTGACTACGCTCGTCAAGAGTACACGCTGCAGCCGCCATCATAAAGCGGAAAGCAATTTGAGTACCAACTAAAGCGTGAAGATCTGCCATGTCATTTGCATTGTAGTTAACGGTTACTTCAAGACTAGGCGCGTCAGATTGACCTTGCACCTGAGAAGTTGTCTTTTGACCGTAAACAGGAACGTTAACAATGTTTGCAGGAGTACCAATCGAAGGGAATTCACGAACTGAAGGAAAAGTTAAGTGAGTGTCTACTCCTGTAACTTGACCGTCAGCAGTAATTGCAACTACAGGTGATCCAGAACCTACAAAAAGTGCTTTCATTTCTGCATCGGTGTCTGCTGTAGCTAAACCAGAAGCAGCAGTATACATGTCAAGGTAAGTAAAAATACCTGCGCGTAAATCGGAAATATGTGCCATTTAGTTATTCTCCATATGTGTTAAATGGTATTACGTATTGCGCCGTGTAAAGCGCGGAATTAGCCGAATCAAGACCGCCTATTTGAAGATAGGATGTCCCAAGCTCTGGGCCATTATTTAATTTTTTATTAGAAAGAAGAACATCTAGTATGTCAGAAATAGCCATTATTCTAGACTGCCCTTCTCCTGCTTTTACATAAATTGATATAATTATAGTTCCTGAAAAATTTTTACTTCCACCATAGTTACTTGAAGAAGAAGCAGGTAAAATGTTTAACCTACAGAATTCATTTTGATTAGAAATTGTACCTTGATAGTTATCAGGATAAATAGAAATATTATTAGTAGTCCAAGAAGAACTGCTAAAAACTAACTCAATAGCTGATTTTAAACTAGAAAAAGTCATATTGATTCCTTCACTAAGTTTAAATCTATTGTATAGCCGTTGTCTACAGAACTTTCTATATTATATGAAATTTTACCAACTGTTAAAGTGTCATAAATATCTATAGTTTCACCAGATTTTATGATACCAATCACCTTAGCTCCACCTCTGCTAGTGCTAGAAGTACTAGTTATAATTACTTTTGTTGGTACAGATACAACACTAGAAACAACTTTACCAGTAGAAAAACTATAATCAGTTACAGATTTATTACTTAAAATTGCTGAAACTGCTAAATCTCCCGCACTAGAAAAAGCGTTGTCTACTGCTTTAGTGATTGTAGCCTTCATAGTCATTAGTTAGCCCTCCACCAACTTGATCCTGTGCCAGCGGCATAGGCTTTATTTAAGAGAGGTCTAATTTTTTTTAAAACTAAAGAAGGTTTCATAGGAACAGTTGAAGTAGAATCTGAATCCGATATAGAAATAGAGCCTATAGAAATAGACTCAAAAGTTTGAGTTTTTCCTTGAAGAAGATCTTCGTTATCAATTAAATGTAAAGCTTGTTCATAAACTGCCTCTTTAACTTGAGTAGGAATTATAGTATTACCAAAAGTAATATTAAGACCTAAGCGTGTATCATTGTAGATAGCGTTATTTCGAGGCCATGCCAAAGCTTGAGAGGAACTAACGGCAGAACCAATCCATGCGTGATCATCTACTATAGAAGTAGCGGTCACTAGCGCAGAATCTTTTAGCTCATCCGAAGCGGCAGTCCAGTTAGCACTGTCAATACGGGTTTCTAAATAAGTGTCTGCTTCAGCTACACTTACATAGCTGTTTGTGTTTACAGTTAGTGTCATTAGTTCCTCCGAGGTCTATATTAGGAGTGGAAAATGGGCAAAATGTCCAAGTTCAACGCTGCTTGCTTACGGGCGTAAGAGGCAGCAGCACCAAGAGTTGCATTAGTCGCAAACGCGTTAGTAGCGCCTGACCAGTCGTAACCATTTGGGTGCATGATAAAGCCGTAACGATACCAAATGTTAGTTGAACCACCACCAGTATAGGAGGCTGCATCACGGTCTACTTCTACAGGAGTAGGAACGCTTACAGGGGCCGCTGTAACGGCTGCAGGGTTAATAACAAAAGTACACTTGTCAGAACGAGTATTCAAGTCGCCAGAGGCTGCACCAGAAATCATTTGATTAGCGCGAGTCATAATCAGACGGAATTTGCCACCAAAGATTGTGTTAAAGTTCAAGTTGCCGTCTTGTACGCGAGTTTCGTCTACCAAGTTAGCAGCACGCATTTCTGCCATTTGCTCTGGTGAAGTTACAAGATACATAAAGTCAGCTTCGTAGTCTTTCATACCTGCGCCAATAGCGCGGAAAAGACGCTCACCACGGGCAGCACCAGCAGCAGACGAGTCAAAAAGCTTACGCTCATCGCTAGCGCCAGTAGCAGCTGCACCAAAGAGACCTAGTGCGTTAATGTCAACAAAGTGACCAGTTGCAGAGGCGTCACCGTCTGTATCGAAGGCAATATAACCACCGTTACCAGAACCGCCTTTGTCGCCCAAAGTAACTTCGCTAAGAGCGACACCTTTGAGGACAGACAACAGAGCGTTATGCTCATCCTGTGCGCGTACTTCAGCAAAGTCGCGAGCAATTTTTGCTAGACCGTCTTGCTTCGATACAACTTCTTGCATGTTTACTTGTTGCGCACCAAAAGTACGAACAGTTTTAACATAGTCAGCAATGTCGGTTGTGACATCTGTGTAAGTACCGTCAGTAGCACTTGCAAGCGAAGCAACGTTTACAGTTGCAGACAGTGGTTTGTAGTAACGGAACTGACCAATAAAGCTTTCACCATCAGCAGTAATGTCAGCGCGATTGCCTACAATACCTGTTGAGTTAAGCTTCTTTTCAGTGGTGTAAGCTTCATCGCTGTAAGCGGAGATAGCAAGAGCCACATTTTGAAATGCAGTATTTGTAATAGCCATTATTTTATTCCTTTATAGAACTATTAGATGTTAAATGAACCCAGCTGGCCTTTTTCGGCTGCTGCGAGCATTTCTGAAGTAGACATTTCTGATAAAGTTTTCTTTTGAGAAACGTTAGAAACACCTGCGTTGTTAGCCGCGCCAGATCCAGTATTGGATTTAACACGGAATAAGAAAGAGTTGTCTTCACTCTTAGAGTATCCAGCGACAAAATCGTCTATAGAAGTACCAGAGTTGTGTTTCCACCCTCCGTCTTCAGTTTGAGATAGTTGCTCAACAATGTCTTTATAAGCCATTTCGCGACTACGATCATTTTTAAAGTCTAACCCCGCCAAAGCATTCTGTAAAACACTATCACGGTTTAGTTTTGTGTTTTCCGCTTGATAAACAGACAGCTTAGCTTCAAGATCAGCAATTTTCATTTCTGCTACTTCTTGTAGTTTACCATCTTTTTCCAACTGAGCAATCTTTGCTGCTTTAGCATCTGCTTCCATTTGGTTTTTAACTTTTAAAGCTTCATCACGTTCTTTAGACATACGATCCATGTTAGCTTTCATCTGTGCAAGGCGTTCTTGAACAGCGGCTTCCACTGGATCAACCGTCTCAGAAGACTCTGTAGCTTCAACTTCAGGAGTTTCTACTTCAGGGGTTTCTGTTTCAGTTGTTTGTACTTCTTCAATGATTTCATCAGGCATAATTTTTTCCTTTCAAGCACAGCTTGAGGTTACAGTTTAAGCGAAGGAACATCCTTCTTAGTTAGTTTGCTATTACAAGTCACAGACTTAGTAAAAGTTATGGTCCAATTCCATACCAGTCTTCACCTTCTTTAATAGGTGCTAGTATTTCCTTGCGAGTAATTTTATTTGGTGGATCTATCAACCCTTGCTTCTTAGCAAGTGCTAGTAGTTCCCTATACTTTGTCCAAGACAATCCTTGCTTTCGCATTTCTTTAAGGGTCTTTCGTATAGTGTCGCCTTTAAGAGCATCTGCGTAGATGGTTCTTAAGGCTTGCTTTGCGTCTTCAGCATGCCCTATGTTTGTGAAAAAAGCATCGTGGATTGTTCCTGTCCCAATGTTTTTCTTTCTTCCCCATAAGTGAAACTGTCGAACTAACACGGCATCATTACTATGATTACCGTTTACACCTAACCCAATCGCAGCGTCTTGAATAGAAGACTTGCCTAAAAGCTTACCGTCTTCTGCTGCTGCTTCGTAGATGTTTGCTACTTTACGACCCGAAACTGGGTCAGTAAATTCTATCCGTTCCTGAATTTTAGGACGGTATCTTTGTGTCATAATTTTTCCATCAAAAGTAACCCAAGGTATGTCTACTTTTTTAGTTTCTGTTACATACTCTTTAGCTGCTGTTTTCCAAAAGCTAATAAAGTTATCTGTTACAGGCGCTCTTTTTGCTAAGTTTTTAGACATAATCCTAGAAATTTCT